GATATCTATAGTGCCTGCGTCAAATGCCCAGGTGCTCGCCCGCGCGAGCGGCAGACTGCCGCCCGCGTTGACCTTGATCTCCACGACCTCGCCGAAGTTCGTGGAGTTCCACGACGCCGTGACGCCCGTGCATACGTTTGCCATGACGGGCCTCCGTCAAGGCTTAGCGAGCAACCTTGAAAGTGGCCGTGCCCTTGATCGTGTCGTTCGTGGCGAACGTGACGCTCGACGAGGCAACCGTGGCGTTCTTCGACAGGAATGAAACCCCGGCGTGCGTAATCACCATCGCAGCACTCGAAGCGTCGGCGATGACGCTCTTGCCAAGATACTCAATCGTCACCTCGCGGCCGGTGTCCGAAGCCGAACCAGTGAGCGGTCGGTCGATGGTCGCCACGCTGTTGCCCGTCGTCAGGCCAAGGTGCGACACGTCGATCTTGTCTTCGGTCGCGGGGTCGGCAAGGTTGTAGACGATGTTCGTCACGGTGAACGCGGTGCCGCCGAACGTGAAGACGGTTCCTGCACCATCATGGGGAGTCACGGACATAGCTTCAAATCTCCTTCCAGAGAATCCCGAAAGTCATCTGTACGGTGTAAACGGGAGGCACGTCGCCGCCCGCCAACTGCACGAACCCGTCGCTTTCGTTTTCCAGCGACACGTTCGACACAACCGTATTTTGAAAAGTCCCGCCCCACCCATCCAGAGACACGCGGGCGGCGTCCGCCAGTTCGCGGACCCCCTCGTAGGTGGTCGCAAACAGGTCTACCGTCAGCATGACCATCGGCACGCCAATCGGGCCGGAAAGCGAATGCTGCCGCTGGATGGACGTTCGCCGCCACGTCACGAAGGGGAGGTCGGCGTCGGCGGGGGCGATGACGGGGTAGACCCGGTTTCCGACGATGGCCGTCACGGCGGGGGTCGTGACGAGCCGGTTTCGGACGGCGGCTTCGGGAGATTTGAACGCCATGCCTAGAGCCCCGAAATGGTTTTGGTGTCGCTGTACGTCAATGTGTCCAACGCCCGTTGAAGCGTCAGGTTCAACTCTTTGGTCAGGATCGACGCCACTTGTCCCTGCGTATCCTCAAAGGCTGACCGCACGGGCGGGATGCCCATGAGCCCACCGGGCTTGACCGGCGGGATGACGATGGGGTCGCGGCTCGCCTTGAAGAACGCATTGGGATAGGCGGGGTCGGTCCGCACGCTGTTGTCGCCCGTCGGCACCATCTTGAACGGGCCGAGCTTTCTGAAGCTCGACGCGATGTATTGGTTCTGCCCCTTCTTGACGATGTGCGGCATTACCTCGACGGCGGGCTTCCCCGGCACGCGGCGCAAGTGGCCGCGACGCCCGTAGGGCTCAGTGGATTTCTTGTTGATCAACCGCTCCTGCGTGCCGAACTCCAGCCACCACTGGTGGTAGCCGCGATCCTTGCCCGCCCGCACCTTGCCGCCTTGGGCACTTTGCGAGGTAGTCTTGCCGCTGCGGCGGTAGCCGATCATGGCGACGGCGTTGCCGTCCTTCTGGTACTTCTTCACCAGAAACGCCGCGGCCCGTTTGAGGTTGCCCGTAGGGCCGACCGGCGTGAGTTGCTGCAGGCGTTGATACGCGGGCTGGATCGCCTTCTTGAGTGCGTCGTGCAGGGCGGTCGCGGTGAACTTCGGCTCGCGAAGATTCTGGATGCCGCGCCGCACGGCTTCCAGTTCGGGGAAATCCGCGGAGATTCTGATACCGGCAAAAGCCATCAGATATTCTCCTGACAGATGACTTCGTGTTCGCTGCGGTTGTTGTGTTCCAGCAGCGAAATGATTTCGAGCGTGCGGCCCCGCCATGCCAGCCGCATGTTTTGCGTCAGCCCCGGCACGTACCGCATCCGCACGCGGTGGCTGACTTCGGTGTTGGCCTGCCCGAACGTGAGCAGTTCGCGGGCGCTCATGCCTTCGACGCTGGCCCAGACCGCCGTGCTGTCGCTCCACGCCAGCACCGTTTCGCCAAGCGTGTTGGTGCTGCCGCTGGCGATTTGCACGGTGACGCGTTCGCGGAGGGTGCCGGGCCGGATCATGTGTAACTACCCCATGAAACACTGTCGAGCAGCGACTTCACGCCGAACGGCACTTCGTTTGCGCTGACGTTATCGACGGCGGTGCGGCGTTCGTACCACGTTGAAATCAGCATCAGCATCGCGTGCTTGGCCCGCACGGGAACCGTTGAGCCATCGACGCCGAACCCCGCCCACCACGTCACGGTGATGCTGCCGGGGTCGTCGAGGTTCGACGGCCACGTTTGCCCGTACAGATTGCGAATCGCACCGGGCGTCGAGTCGCGGTCGACGCGATACTCCGAGGTCGCCAGCGTCGCGGTCTGCCCGGTCGAGTTGAGCGTGTACGTCACGGCCACGGAGGTCGCGGTGCCGTCCATCGCCATCGGCGGGCGGGGCAACTCAATCTCCGGCGGGAACTGGTCGAGCCGCATCTGGTACTGCGTGTGGACGAGCGTGCGGTCGATGTAGTCCTCGACCCACTCGCGGGCCGCACTGATGAGCGAGGCCACGTAGGCGTCGTCCTCGCTGCCGTCGATGCGGCAGTGGGCTTTGGCGTCGGCCAGCGACACCGGCTCGACGACCGGCTGCGTCACGCGGCGAAGGCTGCGAAATCTCATTTCTTTCTCCGTCGCATGGTCAGGTCAGCGGTTTCGCTGCGTGGCTCAACCGCGGCTTCTTCGACTACGAGTGACTGCTGCTGCTCAATGACGGCGTACCCCCACGCGATCAACCGTGCCGCGAGGTCGTCCGTCACGCTCACCACTTCGCCCGCCTTGTAGGCGGCGTATGGCCGGGACATTTTGATTTTCATTACGACGGCACGCTCCATGCAGAGTCGGGCTTTTTCATGGTGTTGGAAAACTCGGTGCTGTATTGAAACACCGGCTTGCCCAAGTCCTTGCCGGGCCACGACACCACGTATTCGCCGTGGCCGAGGATCACGCGCGGCGTGACATAGAGCCGGTTCCCCGCCTTGCGAAACTGCCGCCAGAACCAGATGTCGTCGTCGATCCTGCCTTCAGACCACTCGCCGTCGCTGTTCGGCACACCTTGAAACCAAGGTTTTGGCGTCCGCTTGAGGGCGGCGGTGCTGATGACGGTGCAGCCGAAGTGCATCGTATCGACCTCTTGCACCGGCTCCGCAAACCACTCTTTCGGCAGCGTCGTCTTGCCACCTTCGGGCGGGTTGTCGAGCGTCCCCTTCAACGTCAGCATTGGCCTGCCGTCTTCGCGTTTCGTTTGCAGGCCCGTCAACGCGTCGCACTGGAACGTCATCGCCATCGCGAACAACTGCTCGACGTCCTCCTTCGTAAAAAACGTGTCGTAGTCGACAGTGAGCAGGTACTCGCACTTGTCGACGAACTGCTCAAAGACGCGTTGCAGGCATTGGCCCCAGAACGCCCCAGTGACTTTCGTCGGGCGAATCCCCAAGGGCATCAACGCCTGCGCCCACGTATAGAAGTTGTCCTGAAACCCCAGCCGCGGGACGCTCATCACGGCCTCGACGCGAATGTCGCACTCAGTGTTTCCGACGCGGACGATCATGCAGGCCTCGTAAAAAGAAAGCGGGCGGCCCCGGTGTGGAGCCGCCCGCTCAGGATTGCACGCTCGTCAAGGATTAGCCGACGACCTTGGAAGCCACGCCCTTCTCGGACGCGGTATCCGGCCCCTGCTCGCCCTTGCTGAGCCGGGCGTTGGTCACGACGGCACAGGCACCCGGCGGCGTGGCGTACACGGTGAGGTACCGCTTCTTGCCGCGGAGGTCGACGTCGAAGCGATGGGAGTAGCCCACGTTCGCTCCGGTCGTCGAGCCAGCCGCAACGGTGAAGCCGCTGCCGCTGACCATGCCGCTGACGTTCACCTGCCCGCTGCCCGCTGCGTCGCTGTCGGCCAGACGCAGCACCGAGGCACCGGACGACTGGGCGGCGGTGTAGGCCGAGAACAGTACGTCGATGGAGGCGTGGTCGAAACCGAGCGTGTCGATCTCCAGCGAGTGCGTAGCACCGGCGGCGACGCTCGCCTCAACCTTGCTGACACTCTTGGTGGATTCCAAATGATTCATGGGTCAAAAATCTCCTAGTGAGAGGTTCCTAGAGGTATCAGCCGAACTTGAGGGCGACGACCGGGCCAGCCTTGCTCGTCGAGCCAAGGTCGTGGACGACCATCGCGTTACGCGTGGTGGCGAACGTGAGCGTCTGGTCGAACTCGATGTACCGCTCGGAAGCGGTACGGATCGAAACGGCCCGCCGCTCGCCGAACGTCGCGGCCTGCGAGAGATCGCCGAACATTGCGGCCACCTTGCCGGTCGTGCCAGTGAGGCCCGACTCAAGGCTGTGGACGAGACGCACCGGGTAGCCGAGGAACCGCTCGCCGAAGCCAGCAGCCACGTCGGCCGAGGCGTTGCCGCCGGGGCCAGCCGCACCGCCGGGGAGCATGGCGAGCCGCAGCATCGCGGCGCCCCAGCCAGCCGGACTCACGTACCATGCCGCGTTGCGACGTGCAAAGAGCGGCAGGCGAGCCAGCGTGTCGGTGAAGTTCTTGAGCGTCAGCGCGTCGAAGGTCGAGTTGCTGGTCGCGGTCACGACCGACGCCGAATAAGCCGACTGCAGAATCTTCGTCGTGATGCCGGTCGTGCCGTGGTACTGGCTCGACCCATCACCGATGAAGCCAGCGTTGTCGAACGCTTCGGCAAACGCCTGGGCCACCTCGACCGCCATCGCGTCAGCGAGGTCGATAATGGAGTCTTCGAGGAGCGAGTTGGGGATGCGGTTGGCGATGCCCCAAATCTTCGCGTTCAGTTCGATGTTGTCGAACGTCACGTCGCTCGCCGACACCTCGACGTTCTCGCCAACCGGACGGGCGGCAAGGCCACCGGTGCGGCGGGCCACGACGAGCGTGTCGCTGCTCATGTTGACACGGCGGGCGTACTGCGGAAACGCACCGTACTCCTCGACAAGCCGGATGATCTCGTTGCTCATTTCGGGAGCGACGAGCACGCCGCCGAGGCTGTTGATGCCACCGGCCTGAGCGCGAGTCTCGACGCCGTGATCCTTGCACCACCGGCGGGCTTCCTCGTCGCCGAACACGAAGCCCTTGATGTGCATACCGGCCCGGTAGGCCGACTCGGGGTTGCTGAACGCACGAAGGTTGTTGTGGGCCTTCGGCACCGCGTACTCACGCTTCTCCACGGTCGTCTCCTTCACCTCGGGGGTTTCGATAGCCTTCGCGGGAGCGGAACGCTCCAGCACGGATCGCAGGGTCTTTTCTTTCTCGTTGACCTTCTCAAGAAACTCGATCTTGGCCTTGATCTGGTCGGCACGCTCCATGAGCGAACGAAGCGAGTTTTCCTCCGCGCCCATCGCGGCGGGGTCGGCAGCCTCGCCCTCGGCGGCGGGTGCGTCTTCGGTTTCCATCGCAGCCTGAATCTGCGCGGTGATGTTCGCCAGTTCGTCGAGCAGTGCCTTGATCTTGTCCACGATGGAATCTCCTAGTGCGGTTCGTAGCGACGCGGACGCATCGCCTACGCACGAACCTACGGCCTGACCCCGCCACCCATCCAGCAACGCGGCGGCGGTGTTTACTAACTAAGAAATGCCGCCCGCCTGCGAATCTGCTCCGCAGGCACGACCGACTTCGCGGTGTGGCCGCAGCACGGGCAGCGCAGGTAGCGAGTTTGGTACTCGCCGCGTGACTGACTCGACACGACGCCGAGGCGGGCCTTGCGGCACCGCTCGCATACGTCGCCGGATTTAGCGGCCATGCTGCCTCAAGAAGTCGCGGTAAAACGCGGCACGCGTTTCCAAGTGTCGGCGGGCCTCGTCGTGCAGCCGCCGCTCCTGCCGGAACGCATCATACGAACGCTTGGCAACTGCCACGTCGCTGTCGGGGTAGGCGGGGAACGTGGTCGGGGAAACGTCGATCAACGAGTCCACCCGCTTGATCGTCCGCACGCTGCGGCCTTCCTCGACGCTCCACTCATCGCCGCCCGGCGAGACTTGGAACGCGAAGGAGCTTCCCTTGACGATTCCTGCTCGAATGTTCGCGGCAATGTCCTTGCCGTAGGTCGTATCCGGTACCGGGAACTCGTACCGCAAGCCCACTTCGTCCACGGTCAGCCGCAGCGTTTCGGGGTAGCGGGCGAGGGGGAAGTTGGCGTCGTGATTCCACAAGGCCCGCGTGTGCAGCGGCTTCTTGCGGCCGCGACGCTCGGAGACAAGGCCGAACGCACCGGGGTCGAGACGTTCCACGAAGTCGCCCAGGTCGAGTGACAGCACACCAAACTTGGCGGCGTACCCGACGATCCACTCGCGGGACTCGTCGCTGCCTTCTTCGCTCCGCGTCTCGACCGCGAGCAGCGGCGTGTCAGATTCAATCTCGTCAAGGATCAGCGAGCGGCGTTCGATTTCAGCCATTGGATTCTTCTCCTGTCTGCTTTGGTTTGCGTGACCGTTTGGATCGCATGGGGGCGGGCGGCGGCGGCGGCACGTCGGCGGCGGGCTGGCTCTCGTTCACGCCCGCAAGGATCGCCGTGATCTGCTGGGCGTTGATGCTCGGGAACGACGCGGCGATCAATGCCGCCGCACCGTCCTTCGTGATGAGGCCCGCCGGGATTTGTGACAGAATCGCAATCAACCCCGTGATCTGCGCTCCGTTGAGGCTCACGTCCGCGACTTGCGGAGCCTCCGGCTCGGCGTCTGGCTGCGGAGCGTCGCCCGCAGCCGCAGCCACGCCGCCCTCGACGCCTTGCCCGTCGATGCCGCTGCCCGGCTGCTGCTGGGCCAGCACGTCCTCGACGGACGGCGGCGCGCCAAGCGTTCCCATGTTGAGCGGGCGGTAGCGAACGTCGCCGCCCTCCACGGGGTCCATGTTTTCAAGCTCGCGGATGTCGTCGGTCGAAAGCACGCCAATGTCCCACATGGCCCGGTAGTACGACGACCGGCTCGCGGAGTCGCCGCGGAGCAAGCCTCGCACGTCGAACTCAATCAGATAGCGGTCGTCCTCGGCGATGAGGTCACGCATGAACGCGGACTCAAAACGCCGCAGCCACGGCAGAATCGTGTGCGTGACGAATTCGATTTCGGCCTGCGGCCCCGCGGTGCCGATGCCAAGCAGCCAACCGGGCACGCGGAACAGGCGGGCGATTTCTTCCAACTGGTACCGCCGCAACTCAAGGAACTGGGCGTCGCTGTTGCTGCTCTGCGGAATCTCGAACGGCCGTAAGCCGTTGGTGAGAACGGCGGTGTTGTGGGAATTTCCCACGCCCGCGTGGCGTCGGTCCCATTGCGACCGCAACGCTTCGCGGGCCTCGGCGTTGAGTTGCCCGTCCGTCGAAAGCACGAAGCCGGGGCGAGCCCCCGCCGCGAAGAAACGCGCCCCGTGCAGTTCGCACGCTCTGGCGAGGGCGATGGCGTCCTTGCACTCCTCCACGATCTTGATGCCGTTCACGCCGTCGTCGGACGGGCCGCGGACTTGGAGGATTTGCTCGTTGGCGTAGGTCGTTTCGTTGCCGCGATCTTCGCGGTACTTGTATCGGAGGTTGCCGTTTTCGATCCGCTCGACTTTCATGCGGCTCGGGTGCAGCGGTACGATCTGCCCGGCACGCAGTTCGGAGAACGCGTCGCCCCACAGGCCGACGTGAAAGACCGCCTGCTCCCGCCACTCGAAAGACGTCTGCCACCCGTTCGGCTGCGCGTGCAGTTGGCGGTAGAGCGGCAACTCGCGGGCGAGCCGCTTGCCGCCGCCGGGCGTCCGCTCCAAGACGTGCAGCGGCAGGCTCGCCACGGTTTCGGCGACCACCCGCAGGCAGGCGAATACGGCGGCGACGGTTTGAGCGTTGCTGGAATCAATCCGCACGCCCGCGTTGGATCGGCTCGACGCGTCGCCGTCCCACATGCGTTCTTCGCCGGGGAGCCAGAGGATGCGGTTGTCTGTCTTGGAAATCATATGAAGAAGATTTCGGGGGTCGCGTCGGGCTTTTGCTCGCTGCCGATCCACGCTCCGATGGCTTGGCACAACGCCACCACGCCGTCGATTCGCTCAGTGGACTTGGCCTTGCTCGGGTAAATGTTGCCGTAGCGGTCCTCATGGACGGCCACGTTGCCAGCACACCACGTCAGCACCGGATGCCCGGCGTGACGGATTTTGGCATTGGTGATCAAGTTCTCCAGCGACTTGGCGGGGGCCGACATGGCCCGCCCGCCCTGCGGGAATCCTCGCACTTCCACCCCGTCCCCTTGCAGCATATTGGCGAGCATCTGCCCGTTGAACTTCAAATCGACCGCCAACTGCCGCACGTTGTATTGGCTGCAAATCTCCGCGATGTCCCGGTGCAGCACCGTGTAGTCGGTCACGTTGCCGTCCGTCGTGCGGAGGTGGCCGTCGCGTATCCAATCCAGATACGAAACCTTGTCCCGCTGGCTCCGCTCGACCGCATTGGATTCGGGAATCCAAAAGAACGGCAGCACGTCGATGCTCCCGTCCTCAGGATCGGGGCAGACGAGGACGAGGGCCGAAAGGTCGTAGGTCGTCGCAAGGTCAAGGCCCGCGTACACGGGCCGGTCGCCAAAGTCGCGGAGCGGCACCGAACCTTGCTGCCACGTTTCCGGTGACAGCCAGCGAACGTCGGAGGAGGTCCACGTATTGAGCCGGTAGCGAAGAAACGAATTGAGCTTCGTGGGCGACTGCTCGGCCTCCTTGGCGTCGAGGGCGAAGTCGCCCGGCTTGATCGTCACGCCCCACGACGGATTGGCCTGGGGCCATACGTCGGGGTCTTTCCAATCGGCACCTTCCTCCATCTCGTAGATGCAGGAAAAGAACGTGGGATCGTGCTTCCAGTTCGCCGCGACCGCCTTGGCGTATTGGTACTGCTCGTAGCAGATGCCCTTGCGGTCGTAGCCTGCCGTCGTGATGGAGCAGAGCAGGGGTTGCTCGCGGGCCGCACCGCCGTAGCGGAGAGCATCCCAAAGACGACGATCTTTTTGAGCGTGCAGCTCATCGAATAGCAGCCCGTGGATATTCAAACCTTCCGCACGGAACGCGTCGGCAGACAGCACGCGATAGAACGACGCCTCCTTGCGATACGCAATCGTGCGGCGGGAGTCGATGACCTCCAGCACGCGGGAGAGTTGCGGCGACGCCCGCACCATGCTCGCGGCCTCCCGGTAGACCACCGAGGCTTGTTCACGATCCGCAGCCGCGCCGTACACCTCGGCTCCGTTCTCGCCGTCCATGACGAGCAGATAGAGGCCGATGCCCGCAAGCAGCGTGGACTTGCCCGACTTTTTGGCCGTCGAGATATACGCCACGCGGAAGCGGCGGGTGTCGTCGGCAAGCCGCTTCCAGCCGAACAACTCGCCCAGCATCACCGTCTGCCACTCAAGCAGCGTAAACGGCTGGCCCGCGTGCTTGCCCTTGGAGTGCCGCAGCCACTCCTCGAAGAATCCGATGGCGTGCTTCGCGGCTTCGGGGTCGAAGTAGTAATCAAGCCCCTGACGGGCGGCGTCGCTTCGCAGCGTAGGCGGCAACCGGGTCTGTATCTGCGTTTCCATTCGTCGTCGACACCTGTGACCGGCTGCTCGGCGTCATGCCGAACTCTTGCTCAATTCGCAGCATCGCGGCGTGGTGGCGGTGCATCTGCGTGGCCCACGGGGCGACTTGCGTGTATTTGATTCGCAGCCTGCCGTCGGTGCTGTTCGGGTCTGGCTCCCAGTGCGTGTATTGCTCGCCTGCGACCTTCACCTTCTCATAGCAGTCAAAATACAAGACCGTCTCGATGCAGTACCGCGTCAGCGTCGGCACGTCGGCCTCGGTCAGCACCCGCATCCGCGCGAGCGTCTGTACCGCCTCTTTCCAGACCTCGACGCTCTTGCCGTCGAGCGTTTTCGGTGGTGCGAAGTCCTGCGGCATGAGGGCAGGCGTCGGCTCGTCGGACGGCAGCGACTCCTTCGACGGGTTGCCGCGAATATATTTGAGGATCGACGGTTCGGGGGCGGGGCCGCGTTTGCCCATGAGGGGGTCTCCTTCACCAAGGCGGCGGCGGCGAAAAACGGCGAGTCGCCGAAATCACGGCCGCTTCACAAGCGATGATCTGTTTGTTGTTGAGCGTCCTTCTTAGCACAACATGGCTACCCCGCGGCCATCCAGCCTTATCAGCGACGCGGATGAGGTTCGGATAGGTCTTAACCAAGTGCGACGCCTCCTTGAGCTTCTGAGGCATCCGCTGCTCAATGCTCCCGTAGGCTCCAGTCGTGTACCGCTTGCAGTCAGGCAAGACCCATTGGTTCACGACGACGCAACCGAACTTCTGGATATTGCGGGCCGTCCTGCAAAGGTCGTCAATGAGTTGGGCGTTTGTATCAAAGCGGAGCGAGGTCTTTCTCACGACCCAAGCCCTTCCGTCCGCGAGGACGTTGAACCGCCACTTTGCGTCACGAAACAGGGGATTGGCGAT